AAGGCCAATGTTAGGTGTTCCACCAATAAGGAATACATAAATGGAGTTATATGTTACAAAAATTAGGGTTCTTACCAGGGTTTAATAAACAAGTCACATCAACAGGTGCCGAGTCTCAATGGATAGATGGAGAAAATGTACGTTTTAGATATGGTACTCCTGAAAAAATAGGTGGCTGGCAACAATTAGGTGAGTCTAAACTTACTGGAGTTGCAAGAGGTTTACATCATTTTGTAAACAAAGCATCTACAAAATTTGCAGCTATAGGAACTAACAGGATTTTATATGTTTATTCTGGAGGTGTATATTATGACATACACCCATTAGTTAATCCAACAGGCACAACTTTATCAAATTGTTTTACAACATCTAATGGATCTCCGACCGTTACTATTACTTTTCCAGGAACTCATACATTTGTAGCAGGAGATATTATAACGTTTAGTGATTTTTCAGCTGCAACTAATTCTAATTATGCAGCAGCAGATTTTGATGGTGTAAAATATATGGTAACTAGTGTGCCAACTACAACTACTTTAACTATTACAATGGATAGTAATGAGTCAGGTTCTGGTGCAACTACATCTGGAAGTGTTAAGTACTATCAGTACTATCACGTTGGACCTGCTGAACAAATTGGAGCTTTTGGTTGGGGCATATCATTATGGGGTGGTAATATTTTAGGATCATTAACAACAACTTTAAATGGAGCATTATTAAATGACGCTAATGGTACAGGTGGATCAGGAACTAGTATTACACTTACCAGCACAACAGGTTTTCCATCTTCAGGTACAAACTACATTCAAGTAGGTAGTGAAGAAATTTCATACACAGGTATAACAGGAAATAATTTAACAGGTATTACAAGAGCTGCACGAGGATCAACAAGAGCTGCACACAGTAATGGTGCAACCGTAACCAATACATCTAGCTGGACTGGGTGGGGATCTGCTGCAGCTAACACAGACTCAGTAACCGATCCTGGTCTATGGTCCTTGGACAATTTAGGGTCAACACTAATAGCTTTAATACATAATGGAGAATGTTTTGAGTGGGATGGTGATGCAACTAATGCAACATCAACAAGAGCTACAATTATATCAGGTGCACCAACAGCATCACGTGATATGTTAGTGTCAACTCCCGATCGTCACTTAGTATTTTTTGGTACAGAAACAACTATTGGTGACAAGACTACACAAGACGATATGTTCATAAGATTTTCGTCTCAAGAAGATATAAATGACTATACACCTACCGCTGAAAATACTGCTGGTACACAAAGACTGGCCGCCGGATCACGGATCATAGGAGCTAAACTAGGTAGAAATGCAATTTATATTTGGACTGATACATCATTATTTACTATGCGTTTTGTAGGTCAACCCTTTACATTTGCATTTGAACAAGTTGGTACTAACTGTGGGTTGATTGGTATGAATGCAGCTGTCGAAGTTGATGGTGCTGCGTACTGGATGTCTGACAATGGTTTTTTTAGATTTGCTGGTAAGTTAGAATCTATGGATTGTTTGGTTGAAGACTATGTTTATGATGATCTTAACACAACCTCTAATCAATTAGTTTATTGTGGTATTAATAACTTGTTTGGTGAAATTACTTGGTTCTATCCAACATCTACATCAAATGTAAATACTAGATCTGTTACATATAGTTATTTAGATTCAACATCAAAACGACCTATATGGTTTACCAATGCAAGTAGTTTATATCCTAGAACAACTTGGGAAGATTCTGCTGTATTTGGTTTACCACATGCAACACGATACAGTGCTGGAGTTGATACATCTTTTGATGTTCGTGGTAATACAGATGGTACTACTGTTTATTTTGAACATGAAACAGGAGTTAATCAACAAGAAGCAGCAACTACAGCTGTTGCAATACCAGCTAATATAACATCAGGGGACTATGATATTACACAAAAAGTTGTTAGAGGAGCTGCAACTAACATGGCTGACCTTAGAGGTGATGGTGAAAACATTATGAGAGTTAGTAGAATTATACCTGATTTTATATCTCAACAAGGTAGTGCTATTATACAATTAGATTTAAGAAACTATCCAAATGATGTGGCAGCTAGCTCATCACTTGGTCCTTTTACAGTAACAACAAGTACGGATAAAGTAGACACACGTGCTAGAGGTAGAGCTATAGCTCTTACAATATCCAACACTGCAGTAGATACTAGTTGGAAGTTAGGGACTTTTAGGTTAGATATACAAGCTGGAGGAAGACGATAATGGAAGCTTTGTTAACATCACTTGCAGCTAAATATGGTTTTGAATATGCTGCTAAACTTTTAGGCATAGATCAACAATCACAAAATCCTAAGTATGCAATTAGTTTAGGTGGTAATACTTTTGATTTAGGAAACATGGCTAAAAAAGCAGGACTTAATCAAGGTATAAAAAGTTTAACGGGTGGAAAACTTGGTGGTATGTTGGGTCCTGGACTTTTAATGGGTGGAGCTTTAATGTTAGGTAGAGCGTTTGATCCTACAAGACCGGGTTCAAGAAATTATAATCCTAATCTTGCTGGTCAAATAACAGATTTAAAGAACAGAGGAATGTTAAATGATCGTAATCAAATTACATCAGGACCACTAGCTGGTAAAAATTTAGTGTCTATGTTTGGAACTAATGACTACGGAAAAATGTTAGATAAAAAAGTAGATTACTTTGAAGATAGAATTACATCAGGTAAAGGTTTCAGTGCAAAAGGATACAGAGATGCTAAAAACGAAGCTATAAGTGAATCAGGTATTGGAGTTAATATAGATGGTGTAACAATGTCTGGTCCAGATTATCAAGGTGACACAGGAAATGGTGGTAAAGGTGATAAAGGTGGAGGAGAAGGTGGATATGGTGGTTTTTGTTTTGATCCAAGCACTCCTATTCAAATGGCTGATGGTAGTGAAAAGAAAATTAAAAATATTCAATTGGGTGATGATACTAAAGGCGGAGAGGTTACAGGTGTATTTCAATTTAAAGCATCTGACGAAATACATGATTACAAAGGTGTTACCGTTGCAGGTAGTCACTTTGTTAAAGAAGACGGTAAATTTATTATGGTTAAAGATAGTCCACTTTCAATTAAGATTGATAAGATACCTGTAGTTTATTCTTTAGACACAAGTGGCAGAAGAATTTTTATTAATGACATTGAGTTTGCTGATTATAATGGTGACGGTGTTGCTAAAAATTTCTTAAACAATGCTGGTATAAATGTACCTGAATTTAACAAAGAAGTATTAAGACAAGTAGAACAAAGATTGATATAATGGCAAAGATAGTACAATCATTAACTAGAGCAAGCTCAGAGTATGAGGAAGATGTGGCACAGTCTTTGGTTAGAGATTTAGATGCGGTGTTGGAAAAACTTAACACTACATTTCAAGAAGAATTAAAACAGGAGATAGAAGCTAGAAGTTTCTTTTTAGATTAATGGCAGTAGTAAACCAATATAAATTTGTAGGAGTAGATAATAGTACAACAGGTAGTGCACTTACACCTTTTGGTTCAGGTGTTCCTGCAGTCAATGAAACAATAGTTATTAAATCAATATTAGTTACATCAGCTGGTACACCAACAGTGACTGTTACAAACAATAGTATTACAGCTATTAAATCAGCACAATTAACAGCTAATACTACAACAGAATTATTAACCCAACCGTTAATAGTAGAAGGTGGTAAAACCTTTACAGTACAAGCAAGCACATCAGACTCGTTTGATGTAGCTATTAGCTATCTAAATATTAAGAAAGAGGTAACAACATAATGAGAGAAATACATTTAACACCAGAAAAAATTATAACAACAATAAGCAATGCAAAAACAGGAGAGGTCTACAAGGACGAAGAAGCTTTAAAAGCTGCTAATATCCCTGAAGAAGACGTAAGGCGAGATGTAAAAGTCATCATGCCAGCTCTTGATTTGTTCGCAAAAACCAAGTAAAGTAGCAAAACCATGGGAATAGAAGATATACAAATTTCAGAAGAACTAGAGACTAACGCACCATCTATAAAGTATAGTGGTAATGAAGGTCCTAAGTCTCCACAAGAAATGGAGCAAATGATAATGGCTTCTTTAGAAGAAGAGTATTTAAAATACGTTGATGACATGATGGAGCAAGGCATAGAACCTATGACTCTTGAACAATTTTTAGATCAAGCAATGGCCGAAGGACAAATGTCTGGTGGTCAACCTTTACCAAACGATCCAACAAAACCAGTTAATCCTTTTCAACCTAAACCTACAGGACCAGCTTTACCTGACAGACAGATGGCAGCCTATGGTGGTATCATGGGTCTAGATGGAAGAAAAAAATATGGAATAGGATCATGGTTCCAGGAAAATATTATGGATCCAATTAAAGGAAGTACATTAGGAAAAGCAGCCACGGCTGCTGCAGCTACATATTTAGGAAATAAATATCTGCCTGAAAAATATGGTGGAGGAAAACTAGATGATTTTTTTGAAGTTATTGGCGATACTGTTTCAACAGGAAAAGAAAAAATAACCGACATTTTAGGAACAAAAGTAAATAAAAATGATCCAGAGTCTCAAACTTATGGTGGAACAATTTTAAGTAGTATAGGTAAAAACATTGTACCAATAGTTGGTGGTATTGGAGCAGGTTTGTTTACTAAAAATACAGAGTCTGACACACCAGGTTTACCTGATGACACTACTGGAATAAATTTAGCAGACTATAAAAAAGCTGCAAACTTACTAAATCAAAAACAAGGACTAGCAGCAGGTATGAATTTTTTACCAACAGTAGCGTCTAGAAAATATTCACCAGAAGAAATGGCTATTACATATGCAAACGCAGCTAACGGTGGGAGAATAGGATATCAAGATGCAGGTCCTGTAGTTGATGAACAAACTACACAGATGATTTTAGATATGAATAATAGAGGTATGGATGTAGAAACTATATCTACAATAACTCAAC